AAAATTATTGATTACTACACACATGATATGAGTAGAGATCAATTAGATACATTGGCTAATAACATGAAGAATTTAAAACGCTTAGAGCGTGGAGATTTCTAATGGCAAATGATGCTTATGAATTAGACCCAGATGTTGCAGTTATTCGCAAAAGAATGCCTGTCAATATTCCAAAGAGTGCAATGTATGGAAAAAATCCAGAATTGCAACCTGATGCTGTATATAGTTATGAAACAGACCCTGATATAACTTCAATATCAAACAGAAAAGTTACCCCTGCAGAAAAACCAGAGCCAGGTAGTTATTTGCCACTTTTTTTAAAAGGAGCTGGAGAAGCTGCATTACATTCAATTGCTGGCATTGTTTCTGCTCCTGTTAGTGCTGCAGCAGGAATTTATGGAACTTTAACAAGTGGCAAGTATGGAACTCCTGAAGGTATAAAAGCAGGACAAGAAACTGCTAAAAGAGTCCAGCAAGCAATGCTTAATGCTGGTACACAACCTGAGACAGAAGAAGGCAAGTCTTATTTAGAAAGCCTACAACAAGCATTTGAGGCATCTAAAATTCCTCCTGTTGCTCCTGAAATTGGTGGGTTAACTGCTGAAACTCAAATGGCAGGCAAAAGCGTACAAACAGCAAAACAAGCATTAAATGCTCAATTCCAAAAGATTAGACCTAAAGTTACAATTGAAACTGTGCCAGGTTTAAGAAGTGCAGGAGCTGCAGCAACAGAAACTCCTGAAATGATTCAAGGCAATATCAATGCTGCCCTTGCAAATGCTTCTCCTGAGCTACAAGCACATATAAATGCACAAGAACCAACAAATGTTAATGTGCCTGCTTTGGAAACAAGAGCCTTAGAAGAAAAACATGGTGTTAATTTAACTACAGGTCAAAGAAGTGGTGATACTTCTAAATATTCTGAAGAATGGAATAGAAGGGGAGAGACTGAAGATTTAACTAATCATTTTAAAGATCAACCTGTTCAACTTGCGAATGCATTTGAAAAAGCAAAAGTACGTCATGCCCCAGACATACCATCAACTGCAGATTCTTCTGAACTTGGTCAACATGAAATAAATGCTTTATCTGAAAAAGATGCAATAAGAAAAGCAAATATATCTTCTGCATACAAAGCATTGCAAGATCAAAACAATGGACAATTTCCTATTGATATAGGAACTTTAGATACTAATATAAAAAATAGTTTATCTAAAAATCTTAAAACAAATCACTTATCAGATGCTGTAAGAAATGATTTAAAAGACTTTTATCAAAATCCTACATTTGAATCTTATGAGGCTTTAAGAACTAATTTAGCTAATGAAATGCGATCCAGTTCAAATGGAAATGCAAGAGGTGCAGCATATATTGTTAGACAAGAATTAGAAAACTTACCTGTATTTGGTGAAAATACTGGCACTCCAGAAGCTATACAATTAAAAGCATTAGCTGATAATGCAAGAAGTTTGGTCAAAGAACGATCTGATGTTATTAAAGCAAATCCTGCTTACAAGGCTGCAATTAAAGAAGCAGCAGATTTAAATGAAACTTCTTCACAGGGTGAAAGTTTAAATGCTGCAAATTTTCATAAAAAGTATGTTGCAAGTGCTACTCCTGAAGCAATACGCAGAATGAGATCAGAAATTGATCCAGAGCATATTGCAAACCAAGCAATTACATTTGCTGAACTAGAACGTGCTAAAAATGCAATCACTAATCCAAATGCAACAAGTGTAAAGGCAAATAGTTTTGCTAATTTTATGCAAAAAGAAGCATCAAAATTGAAAGAATCTTTACCACCAGAAGCCATGAAAGATGTTATGGAAATTGGTTTATTGTCTAGCAAAATTGGTAAGCCTGAGGCTGGAACATTTAATTACTCTAACACTTATAGTAGTTTAATTGGTGATTTAGCAAAACAAGGATTAGCTGGTGCTGCAGAAATGAAATTAGCAGGACTAACAAGTGGTGCATCAGTTCCAGTAGTAAGCCTTGGTAAAGCAATATTACAGAAAAGAACTAAAGATGCATTTGCAAAATCTGCAATTGATCCTAAAGGTGGATTAATTAAGGAAGAAAAATGAGCACAGAATCACCAATTGACCTTGTCAAGTATGGAGTACTTTGGCAAAAAGTAGAAGATTATGAGAAAAAGTTTGACTCTATGGAAAGAAAAATAGACAAACTTGAGTCATCAATTGAAAAACTTATTTCTATGGCTGATAAGTCTAGGGGTGGTTTTTGGGTAGGCATGATGGTTGTTTCAGGACTATCTAGCTTTGTTGGCTTTGTTTCTCACTATGTAACTTTCAAATAACATGCCTTTCATGCTTGCCATCTCTGCTGTGAGTGCCATCAAGCAAGGGGTGGCAATCTACAAAGATGCCAAAAATGTTGGAAAAGAAGTTTATGGTATTTATGCAGAGCTAAGTGAGGGAGTTGGTAATTTCTTTGACCATCAGGAAAATGCCCACAAAGAATTAAAAGAAAAAGAAAAGAATCCTCCAAAGGGCAAAAGCATAAAAGCACAGGCTCTTGAGAATGTCATCAAGAAAAAGCAACTCCAGCAAGCTGAGTATGATTTAAGGCAAATGTTAACTTACCAAGCTCCTCCAGAGTTGGGTGCTTTGTGGACAGATTTTCAAGAGGAAAGAGCTAGGCTTGAAAAAGACAAATTTAAGTATGAACAGGCTCAAAAAAAAAGGATGAGCAAGAATATTACAGAAAAGCAAGAAACAAAGAAAAATGGGATTTTAGAATTGCAATATGCATTGCAGTCATGGTGGTCATCTTCACAGTTGCAGGCTTAATGTATTACATCCATTGGGATTATCAGATAAATAAAGTAGAGGAACAATGGCATATTGAGTTTATGAAAAAGTTTAAACCCAATAGCAAAGAGTATGAATGTTATAAAATTTTTCAGGAAACAGGGTATTCACCAAGATACTGTAACTAGGAGTTAATATGGATTGGTTAAAGACAATTGCACCTACTATTGCCACTGCACTTGGCGGCCCCTTTGGAGGTCTAGCCTATGAAGCAGTTTCTAAAGTCTTAGGTATATCTCAGGATGATGCTAAAAAGATGCTTGATGATGGCAAACTCACTGCTGACCAGATAGCAAGTGTTCAACAAGCAGAGATAGCTTTGAAGGCAAAGGCACAAGAATTGGGTTTAGATTTCGAGCAACTGGCAGTCCAAGACAGAAAGTCAGCCAGGGACATGCAAACAAATACTCACTCATTTATTCCTCCAGCCTTGGCTATTATGGTCACATTAGGGTTTTTTGGTATCTTGGTAGGATTGATGATGGAGACATTCAAGACATCAGATGCATTACTACTTATGTTAGGTAGTCTTGGCACAGCCTGGACTGCTATCATGAGTTTTTATTTTGGGTCTAGTGCAGGCTCACAAGCCAAGGATGCAATGCTACATAAATCATCACCATTGGAGGAAAAATGATTAATTCAAGGAATTTAGATGAGTTACTATTTGAAGTTAAAGCAAAGGTTGAAGATTTTATTAAGGCTTGTCAGCATAATGGCATCGACATCTTGGTTACTTCTACATATCGAGATTATGAAAGTCAGGATGCTCTTTATGCGCAAGGACGCACAACTCAGGGCAAGATTGTCACAAATGCAAAGGGAGGTGACTCTTTTCACAATCATCGTTGCGCTGTGGATATTGTGCCTGTGGTTAATGGCAAACCAGACTGGGACGGAAGCCATCCAGTTTGGGCACAAGTAGGTCAACTTGGAGAAGAATCAGGACTGGAATGGGCTGGTAAATGGAAATCATTTAAAGAAATGGCACATTTTCAATACACTGGTGGACTATCATTAGCTGAACTTAAAGAAGGAAAGAAAATAGCATGAAAAACTTTAAAATTACAGGCAAAACTTATGAGTCTCCCAAATCACATTATGTTGTTTTGAGAGAGCATGAAAAGAAGACTGAGCATGAGTTGCACAGATTAGAAGATAAGCTCAAAAAGCATGAGCATCTGCCTATGGAAAAGGCACATCCAGAAAAGAGTTAATTTAAGCCATTCTGCCAATCTAAATAAGTTTTTGGCAAAGGAACATCTTTAGGATATAAATCAGCTTTTATTAGGTTATATATTGTTCTAAGATGTGCCTCAAGCCAGAATTGTTCTTTTTCTTCTTTGTTTAGATAATGTCCTTGGTCTAAGGCATGGTGGCAATCCCAGCACAGTGCAGCAACCATATTGTCATCAGCCTTGATGCTCCTACCTTTTCCATGTGATTGTGAATTTGAATGAGCACCAACAACTGTTTGGTCATCAGCTCCACAGGCTTGGCAATGAAGATATCTAATGTTGTTTAAAAGTTTGGTACTTCTAACATATTGCCTTTTAGGGTTTGCTTTCAAGTTCAATTCCTTTCTGAGCACACCAAGCCTCTAACCAGTCCACAAATTGACTGGCTTGGTCTTTGGTGAAAGCACGGCTCTGAAGCCCTAACTGCACAATCCTATACCCATCTAAGGATGGGGCTACTTTGGAAGCTCTTAGCCCTGTTTCTGAGGCAAATTGGTCTATTAAAAATCTTTTCCAGCTCTCCACATCCCACTTAGCTCCATAATGCTCTGCCTGCCTTGCTATGTCAGCAATAATTGCATGGAATTTGTCATTTTGGGCATGTGTTCTGGTTTCTTCTTGAACAGTCATAACTAGGGTTTTCCCTGATTCCAATGCTGTTTTCATTTTTGCCCACAAGGTTTTCATTAGGGCTGAACCTTGCTGGGGATTAACAAGTTTGTATTGCATATTAATCAACCATTATGTTTAACATTCTTAGAGCTGATTCAATACTATCCACAAGACAAAAAGCTCCTCCTTTCCAATTTTCTGCAAAATGTTTTTGGTTTGCATTAAATCCTTTTTTGCCATAAGAATTTTCTAGGTTTTTGACCTCCATAAGCAAGGTCTGACCATGATAGCCAACCAGTAGGTCACAAGGTTCTTTGATATGATAAACAGTAGCTCCAACAGCTCTTAAAGCCTCCACAATGGCTTTTTGATTATTATCAATCCTACTTGCTGTTCTCATCTTTTAATTCCTTAATTTTTTGAGCTACATCTTTTGCCAAATTTTTGAACAATGGTTCTGTTTCTTGTTTTTGTTTAACTGAATATCTAACATATTCAATCCATCCATTTATTAAAGCAAGTTGAGCATAAAATTTGACTATTTTTTGATATTCAGCATCCCAATCAAACATTTTCTATAATCCATTTCCTCATTTCATTTGAATACCTTGATCCCAAATTATTGTAAATTCTGGGAAAGTGATTTACCAAAGGCAAACTTTTAGAAACTTTAATGGCTTTTTTATTTGGGCATTTTGGACAAGTTTTGTCTGATGGGCTACATACACCTAACTTTTCGCATTTAGATAGCTCCTTAATCTTTTTGGTTAATTTTGGCAACCTTTCTGCAACAGGGAATTTTGTGGTTAATCTATCTTTTACCATATTGTCCCAAGATGGAACTGATTGCCAAATTGTTTTAATCATATTGCTCCTATATATTCATGACAATAACAAATCCTATCTGCATGTCTTTCGGTCATTTCTTTAGACCAAAAAAAGTCTGTTTTGTGTTCTAATGATTTTTTATATTGCCTACTTCTATCTTGCATATTGTGAGCTGTTGGTCTCCACAAAGGTGAATTGTTTCTATATTCACCAAGTCTAATATGGCTAGACTTAGAAAAATATCTACATCCCTCATTTACAAATATTTGTCCAATTGCATCACTTATTCTGACACCAAAACCAAGTCCTTGAAAATCTGGAAGTATCACAGTTCTATGACCTTTCCATGCTTTTTTTAAAGTTCCAGAGGGAAGAGTGATAGCTGCGGCAAATCCAACAAGCGTTCCCTCCCATGTTGCGATCCAACATCGTGAACTTTTATTAAGGTTTCCTGAGAGATAGTGATGGTTGCGAAAGACTGACCATGCTTCGGTTGTGCAAGGAAGTATTTCCAATTCCAAAACTGGCCGAACTGACCCCCTTGCGACTGTAAGTCTGCTTGTAGTTGTATCAAAAATCCAATCAGGTTGTAACCACTCAATGATGTCATAGTGACAAGAAGCAAACACCATGTTTTTCAAACCATTTTTTCTTATGTGTCTAGCTATTGCATAAGAACAAGATTTAGCCACATTTCTATCTACAACAGAAGTAAATTCATCAATGATGGCATTGTCTTTAAGTGATCTTGACAAATCAGCTCTAAACTTTTCTCCCATAGAAAGCACATGATATGGCTTTAACCAAGATGGCACAGAATTAAGTCCAACAGCACTAAGTTTGTTCTGAGCATCCAAAGCATTTTCAAAATGGCTACAAATGGCTTTATTAGGATTCCAAGACACTTTCTCAGTCTCTCCTATGGTAGATAATATAGAAGATTTGCCACTGCCTGATGCCCCTACAATCAAGCCTATTTGGAAATTTTCAGGTTTTTCAAAAAAAGGAACTTGAAACTTGGTAGACCCATCAAATTGAAAATCAAAAGATTTTGAACATTCTTTTGTAATTTCATCTTGTTCAACAGTAGATATTAATGTTTTCATAGTTCACCTTTGATATTTATGAGCAGTTAGACTTTTTCGCAGTTCATTTATTTTTTCTCTTATTTCATCAGACATTGGTGGAACATCTGGTGGTGGTAAATAAACTTGAATTTCAATTCGTAATTTTGGACATTCCATCAATAATTTTTTAAATTGAATTAAATTTGGAGGTCTTTCAGGTAGATTTTCAAAAGCCCATCTAAAACAATCCCATTTTTCATGAAAAAAATTAAGCTCATTAGCCCAAAGTTCTTTTACTTCATGGATGTCATTTAATGCCCACATGGAATCCCAGCTTGATCCATAGGTATTGGAAAGTCTTAAAAAAACCTTGTTTATAACTTCTATTGGGAGGCTCATTTCAGCTCCAATATATCATTAGGTGTTATGTCAATAGTTGGTCTTCTAGTTTTTCCTACCATTTCATCATGTCTAGCTTTTTTAATTTCTAAATCACTTTGGTAAAAAGATTTTTGTTTATTTTTAGAAATGTCCTGTCTTCTTACCCAATTTCTCCAAGTTGCTGACCAATCAGTTTTACTTGCATCTTTAGGTTTAGAAATCCAATAATCTTTAAAAGATTCAGCTATTTTTTGTGGATCAAGGTCTGGTCTTTCTGATTTACAAAAATTGTAATCATCATCAGATAATTTCCAGTTTGGGGAAAGCCTTGAGGCTTTTGTCTTTACCTCTGCCTCTCTCTCTTTCTCTTTCTCTAACTCTGTTTCTGTCTCTGTCTCTAGACTATCATGTTGATATACTTTTGATATCACATTGATATCATCATGTATCAGCCAATGATTTAGTTTAAATAAGCAGTCTTTAGTAGTCTTTAATGGCAATCTAAGTCTAAAACTAAGTGTTTTTAGTTCAGGAATATTCCCATCATCTTCAGATGCTATAAGCCAAAGCATACAAAGAACTTTTGCAGACAAAGGATCAAGCTCATGCCAATCTATGTCATCTAAAAGGTCACGATACAGTTTGACCCAAGGTGGTTTCCTATCCTTGAAATGTTGAAATTTAGTCCAATTTTTTATTCTCATAAATGCTCCGCGTTACTCCCAGAAAAGAAACTATGGCAGGAGGGGAGTACTCTTTTCGATCTGCTCATGACTTCAGACCTAGCCCAGTTTCAAAATATTCTACATCAAAATCTCAATAGTTCATCAAACCATTCAGGCTTAAGAACTCTTAACTGCCATAGCCTACCCTTGGGTATCTCATCCCAGTTGTTTACAGCTTGCCTAGTGACTCCTAAAAGTTTTGCTAGTTTGGCTGGTGTTCCTGCAAGTAATATGGCTTTTTGCTTTGTCATGTTGCTGATTGTACACAAATATTGACTAAATTAATTATTTTTGTCGTTTTAGGGAAACTACCTACAAAAAATGGTAAATATATGTTTACAATAACAAACATCAGCACAAAACTGATACTCATTAAATCTAGATAAATTAAGGAAATAAATTATGAAAACATTATCAATCACAACACAAACAATGCAATATGACAAAGTATTCACAATGGATATTGGTGCAAAACATGGTTATATTGAAGTTAGTTTGTATCAAGGTTACAAAACAGAAGATGATGGAATATTTTGGGGTTTACAACATAGTGCTTGTTTGTCAGCAAACTATAGCCAAAAAGATATAGATCACAGAAATCGTTTAAATAATATGGAAACTGTAAAAAATGGTGAAATTGTTTTGATTGATGGCAAACAATACAAAACCAGAGTTATAGGTGATTTTAGCAATTGTGCAGTATTTGACCCAGTTTAATAAATTATGCCCCAGAAATGGGGCTTTTAATAAGGAAACATTATGAAAAAACTTTTAGCACTTTTATTAATTGCAAATCTAGCACATGCTAGTAACTTTGCAGAAACTGATAATCAATCTGGAGGAAAGATTGTAATAACTACTGAGGCTTGCCAAAAAGATGTGTCAATGTCTAGAGCATATAACTACACACAAGATGGCAAGACTGAAGATGGTTGCTGGAAATATGATTCAGATACTGTGGTTGTATTTTGGGATGTTATTGGCAAAAGAAGATACCCAATTAGTTATTTCAAATTGGTTAATGAGTTTAACAAATTTAGGAGTTTCTAATGGGAACAAGATCATATTTTGAGCCTGAGAATGATTATGATGAAGACCCTGAATATGCAGAATTAAGGGCTAAAGATTTTTTTGAAAAGCAGTACAGAAGTCATTATTTTGCACATCCACACTGCCAAGACCCTGACCATCCAGGATGCCCAAATTGTGAACCAGAGGACTATGAAGATGACAATTAAATTCAGAAAAGGGAATATTAATCCCACAACCAAGACATTTCCTAGAACACTAGCTGAGGCATTTCCTGAGCATCCAGAGCCAAACTTTGAACAAGAAGGCTTTGATAAGGAAGACAAAATGGTAATCATAGCCTGCTTTGTTATTGCATTTATTTTATTTATTTTATTTACATGGGGAACATTATGACTAATCAAGGTGGAAAGTTAATAGCAACAGCATTTGTAAAGGCACAGAAAGAGTTTGGACCAGCTTTGAAGTCCAGCACTAACCCACATTTCAAATCCAAGTATGCAGACCTTTCAGCATGTGTGGAGGCTGTAATTGATGCCTTAAATAACAATGGCATAGGAATGATGCAAAAACTCTATGAAAATGCAACTGGAGTAAGTGTAGAAACCATATTTCTGCATGAATCTGGGGAGACTTTGGAGTGTGGTGTTTTGCATGTACCAGCAAGCAAACAAGACCCACAGGGTTATGGTAGTGCTTTGACCTATGCAAGGCGGTATTCCTTGATGAGTGCCTGTGGCATTGCTCCAGAGGATGATGATGGCAATATGGCATCTAGAAAGCCAGAGCCTAAATCTAATGTGAATGAGTCTGAGATGGCTGATTGGCTAGAAGCTATAGCTCAGAGTCAAGATTTGGCTGAGTTGCAGAAAAACTTTGTAAAAGCAATTGCAGCTACAGATGGTGATAAACCTTGGCAACTTAAAATAATTGCTGTAAAAGACAAAATGAAAAAGAAATTGGAGGCTAAATAATGGAAATAGAACAAGGCACAGATGAGTGGTTTCAAGCTAGGCTTGGAAAGGTCACAGCATCAAGAGTTGCAGACATAGTAGCAAAAACCAAATCAGGCTATTCCACAAGCAGGGATAACTATATGGCTCAATTGCTATGTGAGAGGCTTACAAACAAGCCTGGTGAATCTTTTAGCAACTCTGCTATGCAGTGGGGAACTGAGACTGAGCCACTGGCTAGAGCAGCCTATGAGGTCAAGTACAACTGCATGGTTAACCAAGTAGGATTTGTCCAGCATCCCAGAATTGAGATGTCTGGTGCAAGTCCAGATGGCTTGGTTGATGGGGGATTGTTGGAGATTAAATGCCCAAACACAGCCACACACGTAGACACTTTGTTATCTGGCAAAGTGCCCAGCAAGTACATTACCCAAATGACATGGCAAATGGGTTGCACACAGACTAACTGGTGTGACTTTGTGAGCTATGACCCCAGGATGCCTGAGAATCTTCAACTTTTCTGCAAAAGAGTTGACTTGGATCAAGCATATTTGGCTGAATTAGAGACTGAAGTAATCCAGTTTTTAAAAGAGCTAGAAGATAAAGTAAATAAATTAAGGAACTTAAATGTCTAAAGTAATCTCAGAACTTAGCACTATTGTTGGCACATACACAGACAGGGATGGCAACAAAAAGAACAAATATCATAGGCTTGGGTCTATTATTGATACACCACAAGGTCACATGCTTAAGATAGACTCAATTCCAGTTTGTGACCCTCCTTGGTCTGGCTGGGCATGGATTAATCCTCCAAAGGAGAGAACAATTAGCTTTGACAAAAAGGATGATGACATAGGGTTTTAAGGTTTTGGGAGGTGGTAAGGGTTAGCGCCTTGCTTGGATTTAGAGAATGAAAGTTGTACACACACTGCTTTATGTGAGCCTCCCAATTTATATTTAAATTAAGGAAAAATTATGAAACAAATTACGATTTTTGACCAAATAAATGAAATGTTTAACAGCTCTGGTTTATTAAGCAGGCACTTTGGCACTGAGTCCAAGATGTTAGCTAGGAGGACTGATCCAGAAACATCCAAAGCCTCAGCTCAAGCTGTGGACACAACCAAACTAGAAAGCATTGTTTATGAGGCTATCAAGTCTTTTGGTGAGAAAGGATGCATTTCTGATGAAGTGCTAGATATGTTTCCAAAGCATAGATACAGCTCAATAACTGCTAGATATGCACCATTGCTTAGAAAAGGTTTTATAGAAGATACTGGTGAGACTAAAAAGGGAAATTCTGGCAAGCAACAAAGAGTGATGAGGGCAATATGACTAAAGAAGAAATAATTAAGATGGCTTGTCAAGCATTTGGTGGAGTTATCAAAAAAGAAGAGCGTGATAATTTCATAAACTTTGCCAAATTGGTAGCAGAGCATGAGCGTGAGGAAATCAAACAAGAATTTTGGTTATGTCTTCAATCTGATTTGGAAAATGGGGTTAAATCTTTAAATGAAAAAGCCTACAAAAATTTTGCTCAAACAATGCCTGAATTAAATAAATTTAATTGGTTGAAATCAAGGGGACAAGAATGAATAAAATAATTGCACTAAGAGAAGGAATGACAACTGTTGGAGATAACGCTTTAGAGCACATGGATGAATGGAAATCGGAAATGCTTACTAGCTCCAAAGTTGTGATTATTTTTAGCGATGAGTCAGGTGCTTACAACACCTATTCTGTTAACTGCAATATGGCTGAAGCCCTTGGCTATGCGACTCTTTCACAAGAAATGTTGCTCAATCAAATAAGACCACAATGATTAAAGATACAGCGGTACAGATACTTTTAGAACACTTTAGTGAGGGTATGGTGCGCACTATTGTTGATGCTATTGCTCAAGATGAACGTGAGGAATGTGCAAAAATTATTGATGATTCTTATACAACAACTAAAGCTGGTGAGGGTATACCCGAAGATTGGCTTTTAACTTTATCAGAATTAATTAGAGCAAGGGGACAAGCATGGGATGACTGTTTACCTATATACACTACACCACAACGCAAGCCTTTGACGGATGAGGAAATTAGAAAATTTCAACATCACATGGTTAGTGGAGCTTATCAATATTCGTTTATGCAAGGCGTTCGATACGCTGAATCCGCTCATGGAATTAAGGAATAATATATGACTAAAGAAGTAATTGAATTTAGTGACGAAGAGGATGGTTCGTTATCAATAGAATTTTGTATGGGGAAAGGAAAAATGCTTGCTATTTCCGTTAGACCTAACGGATATATTAGTTGGGTACTTTGTTGGGATGAACATAAAGAATATGGAACGCACAAATTACAAAAACGCGAGCCTATGACAGATTTAAATTTGCAAAAACAAATGACAATATCAAAATGTAAGCATGGTATTTATTTAGACGGTTGTCGTGAATGTTTTCCAATAAACGCAGACAAAGCCATACAAGTAGATAAAGAATGGAAAATATTGCAAAAATCCTTGGAGAAATCAAAGCAAGAACAAGATGAACCTGTGGCATATATTAATGTTGAACAACGCAAACTAGAGTGGGCTAAACCCATTGTTTGGGGAACACCAACAGTAGCGAATCTGCCAAAGATACCTCTCTACACTTACCCCAAAGGATGCGATGAATGTGGGGTTGGTGGTGGTTATGCGTTGTATTGTGTCGGTTGCGCTGAAAAGTTTTTTGGCAATAAAGAATGGGTAGGTTTGACTGATTATGAAATCAAAGGTGTTCTAGGGTTAAGTGAATCTTGGGTTGGTGAAGATTGTAGTATTCCAGACATGATTGGATTTGCAAGGGCTTTAGAAGCTAAATTAAAGGAGAAAAATACATGAAACACAAACATGCAGAACTAATTAAAAAATGGGCAGATGGTGCTCAAATTCAAGTTAAATATGATGATTGGGAAGATACTAATAGTCCTGGTTGGAATGAAGAATTTGAATACAGAATAAAACCTGAAGAAAAGTCTGATTTTGCAGTTTCAGCTAATGTAGTGTTTAAATTAGGACTTAATGGAGATTATTTGGAGTTTTCCAAGACTGGCAAACATAATATTGAATTTGTATTTGATGGCACAACCCAGAAACTGAAAGCAACCAGACCCTATAAAAATGATTGAACTATTAAACAAAAGAAAACTCCAGCTCCAAGCACTTTACAAAAAATGCCCAGACATCCAGATTGTTTACAGGCTTAGGGAAATTGAACTAATGAACAAAAGATACAAAAAATTGTTGGAAATTGAGGTAGATGCCAGTGGTTTTAGACCTGAGCTGGAGGAGTTGGCAAAGGATTTAAATGGCTGATTCACTCATAATATCTGCACTTTTATTTCTTGGAGCATCAATTTTTGCTACTGCTGTTTGGTGTTTTTTGATGTATATAATCTGGGAGGAGGAAGATCAAAAGCTCAAAAAAGCTATCCAAAACAACAAAATTCACTTGACAAGAGATAGTGATTTGGGATAATTGAGACTCCAATTTTTAACTTGCAAGGAACAAAAAATGGGATATTATGGAATGGAAAAAGAGCCTAAAGGGGCTAAGTCATCAGATTCAACTGGTGAAAAGAAGATGGGGCCGAAGTCTTTTGACAAAATGGTCGGACCAAATAGCATGAAAGGCACAAAAGGCATGTCTGGAGAAAAGATGCCCAAGGGTGCTGACTCTGCTGATACCACTGGTGAGATCAAAAGACCTCTAAATGGTGGCGTTGCAATGGGCAAGGCTGACAGCATTGGCTCTAGAGACATGAGCCACATGGGCAAGGTAGATGGCAGAACTGGTGAATTTAACACTGGCTCAAAAGAGTCTGAGTGCTATGTTCATGAGAGAACACCACATATCCAAGACACTATGTGAAAAGCGAAATACCCCAAAGATTCGTGGTCTAAGGGGTATCTCTAATCAACCCAAATAATAAGGATTTGAATTGACTGCTCAACATTGTAAGACTTGTAGGTATTTTTCCCAAGAGGGATTTAGGGAAATGGGTGTTTGTAAAAGATACCCAGAGCCTCAAAATAAGAATGGCACAGATTGGTGTGGTGAGCACAATCCTATATTGCCAAGCACAATCACATTGCCTAAAGTTAACTTAGATCTGGGTGTTGTTATCAATCCATCAGTAACTGAAGAAAAGAAAAAGCCTGGCAGACCAAAATTAAGTGGGAGGCAAATCCCATGAAACCCATAAAAGACAAAATTATTGTTAGACCTATTCCTAGAATACAGTCTAGTTTATATGTTCAGACTGCTGAGGCAGACACAGTAGGGCATATAGTGGCAGTTGGTGATGAGGCAGAGGCTGAAGGTCTAAAAGTAGGGGATAAGATATATTTTGGCACTTTGGCAAAAGACTACAAAGATGAATACTTAAAGTATCATAACTTTAAAGATGGTGATGAGAAATTCCTTGTGCTATCATGGCAAGACGTATGTTTTGTAGAAGAACCTGATGAATCACCAGAAAGTGTATGAGGCTTTAATAAATAAAGCTAAAAATAGAGAAAAATTAAATCAATATCAAGAGCTTCACCATATTTTGCCAAAAAGTATGGGTGGTTCTGATAATTTAGATAATTTGGTATTTTTGACGGCTAGAGAGCATTTTATTGCTCATGCTTTGTTAGCGCATATTTATGATAATAATCAAATGTGGAGTGCATTTATTATTATGAAAGGCAGGGAAGAATACTTTAATTCAAGGTTATATGAAATTGCTAGAAGGAATAAATCAAAAGCAATGATAGGTAATAAATATGCAAAAGGCATAAAATTACCAGATCATGTAAAAGATGCTGTACGGGAATCTAA